TGCTCGAATATCTTTAGCAACCTGAGTATTAAATCTTCGACCCTCATCATTGGCAGTCTTATTAATAGCCTTATTAAAAGTCTTTTTATCCAAAGATTTAAGAACATTCTCTAAGCCATCGAGGGAAGCGTTAAAGGTCATGATGCCAAAGGTTCATTCTCTTGTTTGCAAATAAATGATAAAAATTACGAGAAGCATCAATGCTGTCATTTTTTACCTTTTGCAGTATTGGTATTCCAATTTCGCTTATAATCTTTGCACTTTTTCTCATACTCTCTTCTGTAAAACCAACGCTCGAAGTTGTAACAAGTCTAACTCCTCCATTCTTCAATGGGATAACTGCTTTAACCACAATATACTCTCCTAATAATTCAAAACAAAAATCTCCCTAACCCTCTTACTATTCCCATGCACATTCTTACCCAGCGTATAATCAATCTCTTTAGATTCAATAATCTTAAAATCTTTATACAGCTCACGAATATACTCACAGTCATTATAAGAGAGAAGAAATTTCCCTTTAATATTTTTAAGAGTATCAGCCAAAAGCCGATGCTCCACCTCTCCAAACTCTCCAATATTTTTATAATACTTTTCAGTTTTAAAATATGGTGGGTCACAATAAAAGAACGCTGCTTCTTTATCATAAGTTTTTATCAACTTTTCAAAGCTCATATTCTCAATAGTCGTAAACCGTAATCTATTGGACCACTTATTAAAACTCTTATAAATATCTTTTGGTTTCCTAAGAGCCTTGGTACTCATCGCAAAAGTTGTACCAATACTTCCAAAACTTTGAGAGAGCAGATAATAATATACTGCTGCTCTTTCAATATCATTACGAGGTTTAAATCTTTTAAACTTCATATCATAAAACAATTCCCTACTAATCAGAAATTGCTTGAGATAAAAACTCAAACTCTCTGGACGCTTACGCACAGCTCTATGCAGATTAATCAACTCTCCATTTATGTCATTTACAACCTCCAGTTTAATCTTTGATTTTGCAAACAGAACATTCATCGCTCCACCAAATACCTCGACATACATTTTATGTTCGGGCATTAATGCCACAATATCATCAGCCAATTTGGATTTTCCACCAACCCAACCATGATAACCTTTTAACTTTTTGTAGTTTTTCATAGTTATTACTCACTTTCATTATATACTTTTTTACCAAAAAGAGTATCTCCGAGTGCATCAATCGCCCCACGATTAGATTCAACATTCATGTGAGTATATCTTTCTGTCATCTTTATATCTCCATGATTTAACAAATCTTTAAGTTGCAAACTACTTACATCATTCATAGCTAAAATTGTTGCAAAGGAGTGTCTTAGCGTATGAGGCTTAACACGCTCTGGTGTCTTAATTGGTACTCCCTTGTTAAATAACTTATTTAAGAATTTCGTGAATGATGGTTGAAATGTTGAATAGTAATAACGTTTTTTACCACCTACCAAATACCCATCATCTGCATCAAAAAAATATTCATGAAAAGGCTTATTAATGGGACTCATATAATACTTTCCCGTTTTTGTATTTCTCAACCTTACCTGCATTAGGTCAAAGTAGACATCGGTTTTTTTCAAGCTCAATGCGTCTGTTATTCTTACCCCTGTATTTATTGAAATCATCAGAAAATCAAGAAATAATTTATTGTCTTTAACTGCATTAAATAGAATTTTTATCTCTTCCATCGTTAAAAATCTCATTTCAGTGTTGTCCACTTTAATCATTTGAACATCTCTCAAAGGAGAATATTTTATAATTCCTTTTTTTACACCATGATTTACGATTGTAACCAATATAGTGATAATGTCATTATTGTATCTATCCATATATCCTTTATCTCTCAATAAACTTTGCAAGTCAGAAACATCATCATCCGTTAGACTCATTACAACTTTATTGTTCAAGTAAGAGAGATGTTTATTATATTTCTGCTCCGTTTTGATATATGAACGATTATGTATCTTTGCCATTTTAAAATACTTTGTTGCCAACTCTCCAACAGTAATCAAGTTGGAGTGAATACCAACACCAAACTTTGATTCATCAATCAACTTAGCTCTCTGCTCAAAGGCTCTCTTCTCAGTCCACTTATTTTTCTTAGAGCCAACCTTAATCTTCTTCTTCTCTTGACCAATTTTAAACGTCACGTAATAAATAATATCCTTCGTCTCTTTATGGTCGCTCGGATAATAAAGTTTTACTTTTGCACCATATTTTTTAGAATTTTCCCAATAGTAATCAACCTCTTTCTTTACCCCCATTTTTTACCCTTAATCAAAATAGGTAAAAACCAAATAAACCCCCAAACTATGGGCATTTGAGGGGCTAAATAAAGAAAACTCTTACTTTTCTTTAACAATGCAGACAAAACCCCACACTTTCGGAGTTTAAAAGAGTTTTTAATTTTCACCTTTTACCCCTATTTTACCCCTACAACATTTTTTTAGTTTTTTTGATAATTCTCTAACATAAAGAGAGTAAAACCGAACCCCACCCCAAAGTACAAAAACATCAAACTTATTAATCTCTAACGCTTCTAATATCTCTTTAAAATACTTATCAGCCTTCTCATACTCTTCTATAGAACACAAATAATCATGCACCAAAACAGCAGGTAAATAGTCCGACCTATTCGGAGGATAAAACGACCAAAATAACCTTGGCACATCAGCACCATTTGTCACAAAACCAACAGGAACTAAAACATCTTTATACCTATAATCACTCTTCACCATATACTTGTGATTTGGCAAAGGTGAGACAATTACATTTTTATAGAACTTCATCCTCTATCCTTTTGCATTTCTCAACATCACAGCATTTCTATTCGCTCTATTCTTTACCTGCTTTGCATATCGACTATTGAGCAACGCATAAGAAGCCCTCATATACTCTCCACGCTCTATCATCTTCATGGTGTTTTTAAACTTTCGTAAAGTAGGCATACCCATATTGAAAGTTAAATCCATAAGAACCACCCTCACATCTTCAGGAGCATTCACCCACCAAGGGAAATACTCATCAAGTTCACGAACCACATTTGACAAATCATCTCTAAAAATTACATCAATAGCATTGTCACTTATAGGATTAGCAGCTAAGTTGTGACCTATCCCAATAGTATTGAATCCAGCAGGGCAACGGTACATCTTGTTTTCACTTCCCTCCTCTAGCTCAATCTTTGCCTTTACTCTCTCAAATAGTTTTTCATTAATCGTTAACATTCACGAACTCCTTATTAAACTTATTAACCTGCTCATTGTGAAACTCAATCACAGACTCAAGTATCGCTTTCTGCTCTCTCAAGCTTTTCATAGAACTCTTCACCTGTAATAAATCATTGGTTGGTAAACTAGATCTATCTGTTCCTTCTACAGCTCTAACATCAGCTCTGAACAGAGGAACATCGCTCAGATTCACCTCAATATTTTTCAGTACAGGACAAATCACCTCAACACAAGGCTCACACTCTTTTGAACTAGAACAACCAACCACCATCAACATCAAGGGTATTATTACTATCCTCTTCACGCTTCGCCTCCTCTATCTCTCTTCTTAACACCTCAACTCTTCCGTCTCTCCATGCTTCAAAAGTGCTAACTTTTCTCTTTGCCTTACAGAGAGCCAATGCCCCCTGCTCTGCTCTCAACTCTTTTTTAAGCTTCACTATCTCTTTATTCTGCAACCTCAACGGCTCAAAATGCCAAACATCCAACCAAAACCAAAGAGCAGAACCAAACAGACCCACAGCCAAACTCCCTACCAAAAGCTTTCTAAGCTTAAAGATGTAACCTAGAAAATATGAACCAACTTTGAACCACATATCAATCTCCTAGAAAATTATCGGTAGCACTCTTTCTCATTGCTCTCCAGTAGATAAAAATTAAAGTTAAACTAATAACATTTAACCCAATATCTTTATAACTAAAAGCATCGAGTACCACATAGCTAAACCCTGCCAGTAAAATTAAAAAATTGCTTACACTTCTCTTTAACATCTTGTGAAATATGGACATAGCAAACAGAAGCGAAACTATTGTTTGAAGTAAGATTAAGCTCATTATTTTCTCCCTATCCATCGACTCAAAAAGGTTAAAGCACCACTTAATCCCACAGATATAAACTCCATGGCACTAAAAGACAACACAACAGATATAAATATGTTGATAGAAAAAGGGAAAGAGAATTGCATAACCATGAAGCCAAACACAGCAGGAAAGGCAAATGTACCAAATATAAAATGACGAATCGCCTCAGAAATTATCTGATGCTTAGTTCGTGGTTCTCTGTTGTGCGTGTACTGATAGTAGAATGAAAAGACACTCAATAAAAACCCAGCGAATCCCAAGATAATGTCGTAATAACTCACAGTTAAAGCTCCATAAGTCATGGCTGACCCACTTGTGGCTAACAGTACACCACTTCCTGAGATTTTAGCCTCACTTATTCCTTTTATTGCTTCTTCTAACATCCATATCCTTAATAAAATAATCTAGTTTAGATATAATATATATATATTAGTAACAAATTAAGAGAGAGTTTTTTACTCTACAGAAGAAAATTTTATACATAAGGATTTTATATGATAGTTGAAGATATGCTGCCAAATGATTTAACAGGGAAAAATAGTGAAACGCTCTATTTTTCTGAGTATGCACTATATTATTTAAAACAAAAAGCAAAACAACTTCACGCAGGTGGTAAAAAGGGAGCAGGAATAGGGAAAGCGTTAGATCAAGCTATCATCAAAATGCCTGATTTTAAAGAGACAGTAAATAATTATTTAGAAGAGAATAAACTTTAACACACATGGGGGACTCACTCCCCCTTTATATACCCATCAATAAGTTTCGAAGCATATCTACCATCTTCAAAACGCTCTAAACTCTTGGCTCTACGTCTATCAAAAAACCAAAAAGCACCAATTATAAGAAGCAATGCTAAAGCGAAACCACTGATTGCTAAAATTTCTAAACTACCCATCTATCAACCCTCCAATACCAATCTTTTCAAAAAGTTCATCTACTCTATCAGAATACCACTTCACAGTATTCCCATGTATGCTTTTTTTGTTAAATCCCCAATAAGTATCATTCAGATACCAGTAAGCCCTCCAAGTATTCTCTTTTTTACGTGATGCTCTTGCCCTGTAGTTTAATATACTTTTTTGAAAAGTGTTTGGGTCATATAGTTTCTTGTTTGCTAAAAATTTATGAACACTAAGCCCTGCTCTCTGTGCTACTTGGGTTGATGTTAATAGAACTCTACTCATTGCTACCCACCAACATCTTCTTCATCCCCTCATCTTCACGAATAAACTTGTAAATCTTAGAAGCATCAAACGCATTCAGAGCCTTACCATCTGGCATCACCAACATTCCTATATGATTCAATACCACTTTCCCATCTGGAGTATTAAACCCTATCTTAACAAGCTCTTCAACACCAAGATTTTT